AAGCTTAATGGAATCCCCCCAAATACGACTGAATTGTTAACAAAGTTGGTTTCTAGTATATCTGATTTAGAGAAAAGTTACAAATCTAATAAAACTGAACTTGAAAATAAGCTTGAAAAACAATCAGTGCATTATAAAACTCAAATTGACGTCATGAACACTAATATTAGAAATTTAAAAAATGATAATATCCTCCTCAAAGAATCATTAGAAAAACAAATATCTGTCTTATCATCTAAGCCAGAATTAGTAGTAACAGATAATGTATCCCTCGGAGAAGAATAAATATAAAATTGAAATATAATTATAGTTATATACCCAATATATAAATTATGGAAATTATTATTCAAGACAAGTTGAAAGCAGAATTATTCATTAATATTTTTCAAAATATCAAATTATTTAGCGATATTTTTACAATTGATATTAATGAAGAAACCTTTTATATTCAGGGCATGGATGCTAGTCATGTATCTATATTTGAAATAAACCTAACACGAGAATGGTTTGATACCTATAACGTATCTAGCTCGACATCTCTAGGAATTAATTCTAGTATCTTTCCTAAGATATTGAATACGTGGACATGTGATCATAATATTAAATTGAATATTACGAAGGAGGATTATTTGGATATTGCCTTTGAAAAAATTTCTGGTAACACCGAATATAACAAATATTTTGAAATACCTTTAGTTGATGTTGATACAGAAAAATTAAATATAACTGATCAGGAATATACAACTGATTTAGAATTTGACAGCAAAAAATTAAAAAAGCTTATAGATGAACTAAGTATTATTGGCGAACACGTTAATATAAAATGTACTGAAAGTGAAGTAAATGCGACCAGTAAATCTTTGGAAGGAAGTATGACGATCAATATTCCATTCAATGATATTGAAGCGTATAGTATTGAAGAAGGAAAACATGTAGACGCCACATTCGCTTTAAAATATGTTAAAAATATGTGTTTATTTAATAAGGTTTCACCAAATGTGTTGTTACACTTAACAGAAGGATTGCCGATGCAACTTAAATATGAGATGACTGAAAATTCATATGTTAGATTTTACTTAGCACCTAATATCGATGATATGTAGTTTGAATCATAAAAATAATGTATTGATAATTTTTATGAGAATTATAATATATAGTATAATTTTTTTAATATGTGTGATTTTTTACATTCATATCCTATATCATATGAAAACCGCAACCGATGAAAATATATATGAAATAGATTACACAAACCGAAACAATCTAAACGAAATGTGTGAACTACGACAACCTTTCACATTTAAATTGGAAAAAAATGTTGATATTAATCATAATGTTATTGAGGGTACTGGAACTCCGCTTAATATTTTGAAATCAAAAGCCATTGTCATTAAAAAAAAGGAAAAGGAAAAAGAAGGAGTTCCCGAAGAAACTATGACAAAAATATATTCAGAATATAATAGTAAACTGGTTACAAATGATAATATTATAAACGAACTGAAATCAATAGAAGAACAGATAATTCCCGAATTTACATGTAATAATTCATACGATGTAATTGTAAGCGATGATCAATTCAAATCTCCTATAACAAGTAACTTTAATTTTAGAAACTTTTTTCTAGTAACAGAAGGAAGCATAAAAATACGGTTCATGTCGCATAAACATAATAATAAATTCGACAATGATATTGATTACGAACTTATGCAAAACGTTTCGTCGTACGATGTATGGGAAAATCCTGATAAATTACATGTATCTGAAATATCAGCAACAAAGGGAGATATGATATATATACCGCCCTTTTGGTGGTATTCTATTCATTATATAGAACCAACTGTCATTGTTAAATATCAATACCGTACAATTATGAATATAGTTTGTAATTTATATCATTACGCATGTTCGTACGTGACAATATCAAAGATTGAAGAAAATGGTAAAAATAAACATTTAAAAATAAAACAAAATTGAACTGTTTAATTCTCTCTATACATTGTAAAAGAATATCATGAATCAATATAAGTTATCGATTCATGATAGAGATTATAGTAAATGGACAATATTCGATGCTAACACTCATGAAATGGTTGAGGATATAGATATCAATCCGGCAAAAGAACATTTATTTAATGGTGATATATTTACATATGATGGCACTAAGACAACACTTATTAATTCACTTGTGAGAAATAGTGTCCAAATTCCAGGTGTATTACTACTTGAAGATAAAATATATGGAAAACATAAGAACAAGTATATTTATAAATGTAGCCCAGACGATAAACATATACCAATATTTCTTATAGCACACGAAGAGAAGCGTATAGGGTTTTCGAAAAGGAAAATAAATAGATATATCACATTTCAATTCAAATCCTGGGATTCAACGCACCCAGAGGCTATTATTAAAAACAATATAGGAAACGTTGAAGAAATTATTAATTTCTACGAGTATCAACTATTTTGTAAAAGTCTCAATTCTTCCATACAGGGATTTGGAAAAGATGCTAAAAGATCCATAAATCTAATAAATACAAAAAAGACATTTGATGATATTATTGAAAAATATAATATAGAAGAGCGAAATGTATTCATATTTTCCATAGATGGACCAGGTACTCAAGATTTTGACGATGCGTTTTCAGTTCAGGAATTTGAAGACAAAAGTGTCCTTTCAATATATATTACTAACGTAGCGATATGGATGGATGTTTTAGATCTATGGACTGCGTTTTCTGAGAGAATTTCGAGCATATATTTACCAGATAAAAAACGACCAATGTTACCTACGGTACTCTCAAATATATTATGCTCACTATATAAAGGTGAAAAAAGAATAGCTTTAGCTATGGACATCCATATTCAAAACAACAGCATTATTGATATACAATACTCAAATGTTGCTATCGTAGTGAACGAAAATTATTTATACGACGATATTAATACGAAAAATAAACACTTTGGATTGTTAGAGAAATACGCGAATATTTTACAAAGTATTCATAAGTTATCAAATAAGATGAATGACAGTAAAGAGATTGTAGCATATTTGATGATGTTTATGAATTACCATACCTCTAAAATATTTATTGAAAATGATTGTGGTATATTTCGTTCTATTTCAGACTCTGAAAAATCAATTCCTAAAGAAGTTCCTACATCGCTACATAACTTTATAAAAATATGGAATACTTCTTCTGGAAAATATACACTTGAAAAATCAGATTCACATGAACTGATTGGGGTTGATTCGTATATACACATTACATCTCCCATGAGAAGACTTATAGATTTACTCAATATAATATCCATTCAACGGGTTTTCAGTCTGTATACATTTTCATCAAATGCTGATACTTTCTATGATAATTGGGTCAATAAATTGGACTATATAAACACTACTACGCGTTCTATTCGGAAAATACAGTTGGATTGTAATCTATTGAATTGGTGTAATCGTCAGACAGAATTAAATACAAAAACATATCAAGGTTATGTATTTGATAAATTGGATAGAAATGACGGGCTATTTCAGTATATTGTCTACATACGTGCTATAAATATGGCATCTAAAATTACAGTAAGATATGACCTGCCAAATTATTCACAACATGACTTTTCATTACATATGTTTAATAAAAAGGATTCATTTAAAAAGAAAGTTCGGCTCCATTTACATTCGGAACAAGCTGACTCTTACGTTGAGTCATAACCAAAATATAATTACGGATAGTACGTTTAAATAATAATTTCAATGGTGAAAACATTCCACATACAATTTCAGAGGCTTTTACCTGGTACTTACTTTGTACTGTTTCATATATAGCCCCATGATATATCTCTTCAGTTGACCATGTATCGACATTTTCTTCCGATTTGATGTATTCTATACTTTTCGCTACATACATTAACTCATTGAGTTTTAACTTACTTAATTCCATTTAAAAAATATAGACATATTTTTTTCTAATTTATACTTTATTTTATACTTTAATATCAAATTTACATTAGATGTATAGTGATTGTTGAAGAATTATATATTTCAATGTTGTATCCGAAATTTTACTTAATTTTTCAGACAATTGTATATTTCCAATATACTCGCATGCTCCAATACACTCATTGGCTACATTGTTTATTTTTAATATGGCTTTTACAAACTCTCCAATAAATACATTCTTTTCCATTAATATATTTGTAATATTTACACAATCCTCTTCATCTTTTGCACTACACCAATCATATGATTCATCAATTAAATCGTAATGTACATCTACATGGCTTCCTGTATGAATTCCATAATGGTTTTCTAAATCAATATATTTGTTTGACATATCTTTATAATCTTTCATAATACTACTAATACTATTTTTAGAAGTGGTATGTTGTTTATAGTCTTCCGCTACAGATATGTTAGAGAAACAGCTCATGAATCCAACTAATTCATTTACAGTTAGCTCTTCCAATTTTCCTTCATAAATTAGTTCTGCCATAATTAAACTATTACATTCGTTAATATTAGATGCTATTTTGCCTTTTAATGTCAATTGATATTTATCATCTTCATCTTTTTCGATGAATCCATTTTCATGAAGGATATTAAGAACAATATTGATATTATCCATCACATAACTATTTACACCATCCATTGATTTTTTGTTTCTTTCAATCTCAATATCGGTTTCTTTCAACTTCTTTATAACTTCGTAATGACGATTAAATTGCTTTCCGTAAGCATCTTCAATCTGTTTAATTTTGTTATAGGCTAATTTTTTCTTTTTATTGTTGAGATAACTTATAGTTTTGTTTATTTCAATATATTCATTGATAGGCTCTAGTTGAATATTTGAAATGAGTATATCCGATTTATATTTGTCAGCAAGTGTTTCTAATTCGCTAATTTGATACTGAAATCCATTTATAGTGTTTGATAATTCATCTCTTAACATACTAGATTCTACATATTCGCTATAGCTTACTTTATTTAAAGCAATCAGATTGAGCAACAAACTATATGATATTTTAAATTTTGATTGTAATATTTGAGGTTTACCTGATAGGATTGTTTTATATTCCATAAGAGATACGTTTTCTCTAAACATATTATTGCAATGAATTACATGACCAAGTGTGTCTAGACCACGCCTACCTGCTCTTCCCGCCATCTGTGTATATTCATGACTTAATAAATGTCTATGTCCGTCAGAAGTATATTTAGATAGTGCTGTGAATACTACAGTTTTTGTAGGCATGTTAATTCCCACAGCAAATGTTTCAGTCGCAAATAATACCTTAATATATCCGCGTCCAAATATAATTTCTACCATTTCTCTCAATATAGGCATCATACCGCTATGATGAATCGCTACACCTTTTTCCATAAGTGAAACTAAATCAATATATTCTTTCAAAATCTTGTATTCTTTATAGTTGGGAAGTTTCCTAATAATATTATCACATTCATTTGAAATGATGGACGGGACATGAGCATCATCATAGCCAAATAAATTGACAGTGATTTGATTGGCATATTTTTCCACGTTCACTCTTGAAAATACGAAGCATATACCCGGTAACATTTCATTTTGATACAAATAGGTTATCAACGAATTGAGTATATGTCCGGGTTTTGTGTAACTTTTTTTTTGATGCATTAAATTGATAATCTTATTTGATGATAATATAGTCTCTTCGTGTATCCCAGAGGCATCTTTAATAATCTGTGGAACACGGATAAATTTTTTGATCTCTTTTTCCTTATCTTTATCCTTTAAAATTTTGAATAGGTGCTCCGTAGAATTAATATATGTGTAGTGTTTTAAAGGCACTACGCGATGCTCAGTTCCGGTAAGAATCACATTCTTATTAGAATCTTTATGTCTATTTTCACACCAGTTTGCAAATTTTTCTGGTTTATCAATAGTAGCGGATAACATGACCATAGATATTTGTTTAGGTAGCATTAGTATAGTTTCTTCCCATACTTTCCCCCTATCGGCATCATTAATATAATGAATTTCGTCAAATATAACACATGCTAAATCTATATCAATATCCATCTCAAAATTAAGCGCACTAGTAGCAACAGTACTTTCTTGTAAACGCTTATATAAGTGATTTTGTAGAATTTCTGTGGTCATGATTAGTAAATTCGCATCCGGGTTGAATTTAATGTCACCTGTCAATATACCTATTGAATAATTAGGAAATTTTTTAGTAAAGTCGTGATATTTTTCATTTGAAAGGGCTTTAATTGGACTAGTATAGATTACTCTCTTCCCTCTAGAGCAAAAGTAATCAATCGCAAATTCTGCTGGTAAAGTCTTTCCTGATCCAGTATGCGCCGTTACTAAAACATGATCTCCTTTTACGATACCCTCAATAGCATGTTTTTGAAAATCACTCAATGGGAAAGGGAATTTATTAAAATGGGAATTAATTTCATCGTCGTCATTATTATATTTGTCTTTACATACGATAACCATAATTTATATATTACAGGGAGTGTCTATACATTTTATTCAATTTTATTATTATTGATAACAAAAATTAATATATTTACATATTTCATATGGAAGATACCGACATTAAATCCAATGAACAAAACACATTTTTAACGCATATGTTAAATTTTGACGAACCTACAAAAAATGAACTATCAAACATTACGCAATATTCTCTTTTAGCAATAATTCCTGTTGTGGCACTTAACAAACTTATGAAAAAATACATTCCGGCGGCGGATGAAGATAAAGGATCATTAGAGATTGTATTTGAAATCACTATACAAATGTTACTTTTATTCTTTGGCTTATTTTATATTCACAGACTTGTAACATTCTTAAAACCTAATAGTGGTAAAGAATATCCTGATTTCTCAATTATTTCTATAATACTTGCCGTATTATTGATTACATTAAGTATTCAATCTAAGTTAGGTGAAAAATCTAATATTCTTGTAGAGAGAGTAAATGAAGTATGGAATGGCGAAACATCTCTAAAACCCGAGCCAAAAAAAAGGGCTGAAATCGCAAAACCTAAACTTGAACGCCCACCCATTCAACCAGCACAGGTACCTCAAAATGTACAACAATCGCCACAGGAACAACAGGAATTACCTAACTATAATTTGATGTATCATAATACTGCCAGTCAAGGGTACGAAGATACGCAATTATTAGCCGCAAATGAGGCTTTAGGAGGTAGTTCATATGGATCTATGTTTTAGAGGTGTAAACGACGGTATTTATTATAAAATTGAAAATACTTAAACCTAATTTTACAATTATATTATAAATGGTAACCATTACTAAGTTTGAAGAACAATACCTGTTTGCTAAAATGTCATCAATTAAAGCTATACATTCCGGAGAAAACATCGTTCTATGGGGTTCAGGAGCAAATGGAAAATCATATCTTATTCGTGATTTAAAAAAAATCATTTCAGATAATGATTACCAACCAATTCCAGGACCTTCATGTGGAGATAATAGCGATTATGTTAGTAATATATTAGAAAATAGTGACAAGACTAAATGGATCATGGCCATTAACAATATTGAACATATCCAATATACATTAAGAAAGCATTCTTTTGTATTTGTAAATATGGATGAATACGTATATCCAGCATACGCAACACTACGATCTGGTAGAAAAATCAATATTTAATTATTTATTTACCACATATACAATGAATCAGACAAATTTGAAAATATAATAAAATGATATAAATTTTTTTATTATGTAATAAGTGTTAATATTTCTCAAAAAAACAATTTAATAATTATACAATACTAATTATAATACTAATTTTATGTTTAAAAATCTTTTGAAAATTAATGCCATGTATGGTGCTCAAAATTATAATCCGTTACCTGTTGTACTAAAACAAGGATATGGAATATATTTAGTTGACGTTTTTGGAAAAAGGTATATAGATTTTTTATCGTCGTATGGAAGCGTTAACCAAGGACATTGTCATCCAAAACTTATTAAAGTGATGAACGAACAATCTACAAAACTAACACTTTGTAGTAGAGCATTCCATAGTGAAAGTTTGATTAGATTTTATCAACATATGCATTCAACTTTTGGGTACGATAAATGTTTGCCCATGAATACTGGCGTAGAGGGTGGCGAAACCGCTTTAAAATTAGCACGATTATGGGGTTATCAAGCGAAACATATTCAGAAGAATAAAGCGGTAATACTTATGGCGCAACATAATTTTTGGGGTAGAACAATTACCGCATGTTCGTCTTCTACAGATCCGTTATGTTACACACATTTTGGTCCGTATACACCAGGATTTGATATTGTAAAATACAATGATATTGATGACCTCAATGCAAAATTTTCAAAAAACCCGAATATAGTTGCTTACATGGTAGAACCCATTCAGGGGGAAGCTGGTATTATACTACCAACAAATGACTATCTAAAAAAAGTGAGAAAATTATGTAACAAATATAACGTTTTACTCATATGCGACGAAGTTCAAACCGGTATAGGTAGAACTGGAAAAATGTTAGCTTCGGACGTATATGGTATTCGTCCTGATATTCTTATTTTAGGAAAGTCATTAAGTGGCGGAATGCTCCCTATTTCATGCGTTTTAGCTGACAATAATATAATGGATCTAATTAAACCAGGTATGCATGGTTCCACATATGGAGGAAATCCACTGGCATGTGAAATAGCGATGGAATCATTAGATATAGTAAAAGATGAAAATTTATTACCAAACGCAAAAACTATGGGTATTATGTTCAGAGGCGAATTAGATATATATAAAGGAAATCAAGTAAAAGATATACGAGGAGTAGGATTAATGAATGCTATAGAATTCCATACAGCTGGACATGCTGATATATTTGTAGATTCGTGTATGAATAATGGACTATTGACAAAAATCACGCGCGATAAAACTGTTAGAATGTGTCCACCTCTCATCATTACTAAATTTCAAATGAGTAAAAGTTTAGATATCATCGTAAATGCTATCAACAAAATTTAGTTTTCATATTGGTAAAAATACTTAAAAATATTATTCATACATAATATAACCATCGCCATATAACAATGAGTGATATTAACTTACTCCTCAACGCATTAGAAAATGATAATAATGAAAATATTTTTCAACAAACATCAAAGGAGATCAATGATATTAAATTAAAATTATTTAATGAATTAATGATTCCTAAGGAAAATATTATAACATTAATGACAGATTTAAAAGAGTATTTATACGTAGATGAGCTTCCAGATATGAAAACTGGTAGTTTTATAAAGTGGATATCATTAACAACACCAGATAAAATTAAATTAACTAAAGGGGCTATTATATGCGATATAATAATATCAGAGACAGGTGCTGTACTTAAATGCAAGAATTATAAGAATAGTTTTATGTTTATAAATATCGATAAGGCGCTAGTATTTCGCAAATTAACCAATCAAGAAAAAATACTTATTTCGGTATCAAATTATTTAAATGTGTAAATGTGTAAATTTATATGAAATTATGAATGTGTCTTAGTTTTCTTTGTTCTCATATGACTGTTTTTTATTTTTCGTTTCAGATTAATTAGACTTTTATGTATTGTTTGTCTATTCGGTAATTCTTTTAGCTTAGCAATCACACTATTACTACAAATATTACATACAATAAATAGTTGGTCATTGTAGTGTGGAAATGTCATCTGACAACAGTTACTATTACACACAAAATCATTACATCCATTACATACTAAAATGTTGTTGAATGTGTGACAAATTTTACACACCATAATGCTAGCAATTTCTAGTATTATATTTTATTTACTATAAACTAATCTATAATTTATAGTCAATTTTTTTAAGCATATATAAAATTAAAATCTTTTAAATCTTTTAAATCTTTTTAAATTTAGTTTTGGTTTTGGCGTTTTCGGAATTCTAGGTATAGCAACAGTAGGTATAGCAACAGTCTGTATAACAGGAGGCCTTGTTAGTATTTCGCGTCTGTTCAAATTGAACTTTGATGGTATTTTCGGCACGGATTCAACATTAGATCTAAGAGCAGATAGTGATTTTATTGTAGGTTTTGCTGGTCCACGTCCGGTCATTTTATCGGATATTGTATCGGATAACGTATCGGATAATGTTTTTCTATTCAACGTATCGGATAATGTTTTTCTATTCAACATTCGCATGTGCGATTTGTTATGTTCATTATCGAATAGTTCTTCAAGTTCGCTAGATTCAAATTGTTCATACATTGAAAATCCCTTAAATATTAAATATACTACCATAATACCAACAAAAATCATAAAAAGAGTAACGTATTTTTTACGTAGAAGTTGATTAACCATTTTACTGAATTTCATACTGAATTTCATACTATATATAATATATGTATATTATTTTATATTACTTTAATTTATGGAGTTCGCAAAATTATCACAGAAAGATTATTCTAAAATATTGAAATTCTATAAAGTTGACACATCAAGTGATACCTATAAGAGAAAAGATAAGAGAAAGGTATTAGCCGAAAAAATATTAGCAAATAAGTTATGTAAATGTATTAAAACCGTAAACAAATACACCAATAAAAGAGGAAATTCTAAACGTACGCGAAAGCAAAAGAAGGACATGAAACAAAGCCAAATAAATGCTATACGTATTTGCAGAAATTCAGTAATCACTAGAAAAAAACTGGCTAGTTTCGGATACACGTGCAAAAATAAGCCGACCCTGAGAAGAAAAAAAGGGAAGTCGTATAAACTTCTAAAGCGCATGTAGCATACATGATTTATTTTTTGATCTGAAAATAGATTAAACGTAATTCATTATATAATATATATTTAATATAATGAACGGGAACAATATCAACAATTTAGGTAAAGTTGAAAAAAATCAAAAGGTAATGTCTGGCGAATGTATATTTCCTTTTCAGCAAAAAGGTATCACGTATAATGAGTGTGTTACAACTGATAAAGGGCCTATTTGTGCTACAAGTGTAAGTAAAAAAGGCACTCTAAAAACATATGGGTATTGTAATAAGTTAGAAACCGCTACAGTTTCGTCAAAAAAGAAAACTATGAAGCGAACAATATCCGATAATGAATCGTATTCGATACAAAAAAAAGAATGTGATAATTTATATATGAAAGCTAAATTAATACAAGATGAATTAGATGAATGTCAACTTCAACTGAAAAAAATGGAAGCATCTATTGAAAATGAACCAGATAATGAACCAGATAATGAACCTTCAGATGTTGCGCCTACCAATACGGATAAAATACGATTGAATGAGCTATTCGCAACAATTATGTCGAAAATGAATATTATCCATATTCGTAAAGGAGAACCGTTTAGAGCGCGCGCATATAAAAAAGCAGAAGAAACTATTTTACTACAATCTGAAAGCATATTTGACTTTTCTGAATTGAAAGGACTTTCAAATATTGGAGAAACCATATTACTTAAGCTTAAAGAGATACAAGAAACAGGAACATTGAAATATATAGAACGAGAGAAAAATAATCCAGTTCAAATTTTTACACAAATATACGGGATTGGTCCAAAGAAGGCAGAATCGCTCATTTCAAAAGAAATCACCACATTGGAGCAATTAAAAGAAAATACTGACTTACTTAATGATAACCAGAAAATTGGATTAAAATATTTTGACGATATTAGTAAAAGAATACCCAGAGAGGTTATTGATAAATATAAAACAGTATTTGAAAATGAAGTACAAGCCATTGGAAAGGATATTCAACTAGAGATAGTGGGAAGTTATAGACGCGGTACAGAGTCTTCAGGAGATATTGATGTAATCATATCCAGCCCAAATAACGACGAATCTATATTTTCTGAAGTATTAAATAGATTGAAACAATCCGATATTATTATAGAATTCTTATCTAAAGGCAAGTCCAAAAGTTTGACCATCGCAAAAATCAATGACGATATTCCACGACGCGTTGATTTTTTGTATACATCCACTCATGAATATGCTTTCGCAAAACTATATTTTACTGGAAGTATGGGATTTAATACTGTAATGAGACATCGTGCTCTTCAATTTGGATACTCGCTAAACGAACACGGTATATCTAAAATGAATGGAAAAGAAAAAGGGAGCAAAGTTCCTATTGAGTTTCCTGATGAAAAAGCAATATTTGATTTTTTGAAAATGGAATATAAAGAACCTACTGATAGAAAAGATGGACGAGCAGTTATTTCCATCACCGGTAATCCGATAATTACGCAAAAGAAAATATCGCAAAAAGTAACCATCCCAAAAAAAGATACCCTATCTGTTATAAAACAAATACCTGCGAAAAAAAATATTAAATCTAACGTTTCTATCAAACAACAAACGTTACCCGCATCAACCGATTTTATTGATAAATTTAGAATGAAAGGAGTTCAACATTTAAATTCATCCACTGAACAGGAATTGATAAATATTATCAAAGAAGCTAATGATTCTTTTTTTAATGACGTTTCTATTTTAACTGATAGCGAATACGATATTATTAAAGAATATACTGAACAAAAATATCCTAAGAATAAAGAATTGGAAAATATTGGCGCACCTGTTATCGATAAAAATAAAGCAACACTTCCATATTTTATGGGCTCTATGGATAAAATTAAACCGGATACAAACGCTATTGATAAATGGAAACAAAAATATAAAGGACCTTATGTTATATCAGCAAAATTAGACGGGGTTAGTGGATTGTACTCCACTGAAAATAATGAGCAAAAATTATATACCCGGGGAAATGGAACTGTAGGACAAGATATAAGCTACTTAGTCCCACATTTAAGGTTACCAAAAGACAACAATCATACTATGCGTGGGGAATTTATTATAGATAGAAATATATTTGAGGAAAAGTATAAATCCAAATTTTCAAATCCCAGAAATTTTGTATCAGGAGTTATCAATTCAAAAACTATAGATGTTAAAAAATTAAATGATATTGAATTTGTCGCCTATGAAATTATTGAACCGAATATATCTCCATTATCACAAATGACGAAACTTGATACTATGGATGTAACCACAGTTAAATACCAATCTAGCGATACCATATCTAATGACATGTTGTCTGAAATATTGGTAGAGTGGAGAAACAAATATAAATATGAATCGGATGGAATTATTGTTACAGATGATCATATTCATGAAAGAGTTAATAAAAATCCGGAACATTCATTCGCTTTCAAAATGGTTCTCTCAGAACAAATGGCGGAAGCAAAAGTTATTGATGTTATTTGGAACGTCAGTAAACATGGACTTTTAAAACCCAAAATTCAAATTGAACCTATCGTTCTTGGAGGCGCTACAATTCAATACGCCACCGCACATAACGCATCCACTGTTGCAAATAAACAACTTGGGATAGGGGCTATTGTTAAGATCATTAGAAGCGGGGATGTTATTCCATACATTATGGAAACCATTGTTCCGGCGGAAAAAATTAAAATGCCGGATGTAGACTATGTATGGAATGATACACATGTTGATATTGAACTCGCTAATAAAGAAAATAATGAAGAAATTACACAAAAAAATGTTACCAATTTCTTTACTGGAATTGAAGTTGATGGTCTAAGTAGTGGCAATATATCTAGAATCATCGCAGCAGGATACAACAGCGTGTTTAAAATAGTGAAAATGAATAAAGACGACTTTCTTAAGGTTGAGGGATTCAAAGATAAACTAGCAACCAAAATATACGAAAGCATACACGCAAAACTAGCAATCGCAGATTTATCCACTATTATGGCAGCGTCAAATATTTTTGGCCATGGATTCGGAGATAGAAAAATGAAACTTATCATGACGGAATATCCTGATATTATGACTTCTACAGATACACTGGAAGATAAAATTGGAAAACTTGCTAACGTTAAAGGGATGGCGAAAAAAACAGCGGTTAACTTTGTAGACAAAATATCACAGATGAAAGAGTTTTTAGCACAAATTGATATGAATCATAAATTGGATTTGAAAATAACCAACAAAACACATACTTACGATACAGAACATATACTTTATGGTAAATCTATTGTCTTTACAGGGGTACGAGAAAAACAGGTGATGGAAAAATTAGAAAATATATACAATGTTAAACTATCATCGGCTGTTTCAAAAAATACATTCGCAGTTATTACTAAATCAAAAGACGACGTCAGTGGCAAATTATCAAAAGCCAGAACACTACATATTCCCATATTTGAAATTGATGAATTTAAAAAGGAATATTCATTATGAACATACTAATCTAACCATTAGTATTATTTTATGATATATATATTTTTATTAAATATATCATATACTCATACCATTATCACCCACTCATACAATTATCTTTTTTACTAATTGTGAAATTATTTTATTGTCTTCCCGAGGATCTTTTAATACTTCGGATATTGTTTTTACGTATTCGTCGGGATTATTTTCCATATAAGGCATTGCCTGAATACTTTTCTTTGTAAGCGTGTCTAGAGCACTTTTTATCTTTGGGTTATGCTTCTCTTCCTTCTCCCATTTATCATCATCCTTCACATAAATAATTTCCTTCTTAATATCACTACAATGCACAGGACGCTTCACTATTTCCATGGTGTTTAGCTTATCTATGAGTATGTTGGCCATTCCATTTGTTTGGCCTTTATCACCATAATGCTTCATATCCTCCAGAGATAACTGAATAGATTCAATGAAATCTGTCATATTCATAGCGTCTTTACATTGCTCGTTCAAAAACATGTTGATATTAAAAGTATTACTGTTATCAGTATGGTTTGGTTGTAATACGGGAATAATATCTATAATTAAATCTTTAATCAGAGGAATCAACTGTTTTACCAGGTCTGTATTAGTTGACGATAAATTATTTGATTCAGAATTAGATGACTGGTGTTCTGTAGATGGACCACTTTTGATAATATTACATTTCTGTTTATGATTCCAAAGTGATGATGCATGTTTATATTTCTTACCACATTCGCATAAATGTATATTGGGGTAATTTGTAATGGATTTGTTCGTATTTGTTCGTATATGATGTTTCCTGGTCAATATGTGCCTTGAGTAGTCTTTCTTGTTACTACATTCAAAGTTACATAAATAACAATTAAATTTCATTGGGGTAATTATGGGTAATTTATTCGTCATTTTCGTATATTATATACGAAGAAAAAACCCCTAAATGATTTTAATTATAAAATGTATATTTTTTTTATCATAAGAGATTAAATTATTTATTTTTAATATGACTGCATTATCATCACAACCAACTTTTTTGAAAAAAAGAGAGATTTATTCTTCAAAATATTTCCATGAACAGTAGTTTCTGTTTTATTTTTCATCAAAAAATATCAAAAAAAAATAAAAAAGTTATAAGATTACAATTCATTCTTTATTATATCTACTATTTAAGAATCCTTATGTGGATTAGGCTGTAATACTGGAATAATGGTCTAAAATTAACTCTTTAATAATTGGGATTAACTCTTTTACCAGGTATGAATTGTATTCTTTAAGCATTGGCTTTTCTATGCTTTTAGGCGATGAACATTTCGTGGTATGTCTCCATAACGTTGTACGGCTATTGAATTCTGATTCACAAATATCACATTTATAATTAACGTAGCTTTCTGTACCTGTTACTGTTTCAAAATGGTTCATTTTATGTTTGCGCGTGGAAAGATGTCTATTGTATTGACTATTTCGTGAAGTTGAATAGTCACAACAATTACAAACATATTTTAATGAACCTTTTTGAACTATTTTATCTTCTTTTTCTTTCGTTATCGTGGTTGTTTTTGGTATAGAGGTTGGTACAATTTTTTCTTTTATTATTTTTGGTTTTGGTTTTGGTAAAGGTTCAATACTATTTAAGGTTGCGTGTAATGTTTCAAAATATTTTTGTTCAACTTTTCTAGCTTCATAATGGTCATTACATTCATGAAACCCAACAATATCCATTTTCCAATTATTCCATCCTCCATGTTCGCGAATGAATTGGTAAACTTTCAGATTATGATTTCTACATTTGTCTCTATTGCATGCTGCCTTATGCATGTATTTTCTTTGTACAAAATTGGTAGTATGTCCAACATAAATGTCTTTTACATCGTCTGTTTTACAATATATTTTATAGAATATCGTATTGGAGTAATCAATTTCATCTTTTGGCATTACTATACACCCACATTAAAAAAGTCATAAAATGATCGCAAATGAATCGCACAATATTCCTAAACTGTCAAAATACAATAAACAATATAATTACTTGTAACCCTTAAATTTGGTTCCTTTTGCTTGAACGTTTGTTGGAGTAAAAGTTGAAATGCCTAATACCTGTTGTCCTGAATTTTGTATGTATTGTTGCGTCGATGGATTTCCTTTATTTGCTACTAAATTCTTATGGTTGTTATTGGTTTCCATTTTCAAATTAGCCATATACGCTTTTCTATACTCTGGAGTGTTCATTTTTATGTATTATGATTATGAATATGTTCATTTCAATTTTTATAAAAATCGCACAATATTCTTAATCTGTCAATATAATAAAAAACAATATATGTATATGTATTATGAATTATTTTCTGTTATGATTATAACGTTCTTTTACAGTTATATCCTTTATAATTTCCAAATCATCTGTTCTCTTTTTTAATTTCCCCAGTTCCTTTATCAACTTATGCACTATATTCTGGTTACGTAATGGAATAGAACTATTTTTTATAATTTGTATGGATATGATTTGTAAGCATTCATGATATTCTTCACATCTGTTTTTGAATACCATAAGTGTTTCTTTATCGTTAGAAGTGATCGTATTTTTGTATTGTATGTTTTCTTTGTTATAGTCTTTTGATTGATACAGTTTTCCATCAATAGTGCTACTATTGTAAAATATCCCTGTAATCAATCGTTTATTGATGGTATCATTCGTAGAATAGTTTGATATATTTAAATATTTCTTAGTCAATGCTTCGGGAACAATAACATAATGTTGTGATACCGGGTAATAACTACGTATGATAC